TCATTCCTTTTTTAATGTCGCCACCCGCAGCAGCAAAATCCATCAACTGGCGAAGCATCGATTGAGAGCCACCAGTAAATGTCGATTTTCGCGATACTGCCGCAAAAGCTGCATCTAAGTTGGCGGCTCCGGCAGCGGCCATAACCTGGTCGCGATGAAGCCCACGCATTACTACACGAACTTTATTTAGCCCTGTGACGAAACCATCGTAACCTTTCATAGCGTTACCTCTGAAGGCAAACATCGCAGCGTTTTGTTCACGCAAGGCAGCAGAAACAGAAGCTAACGCTACGGCTGCACCAGCAGCGGCACCAGAAAGAACGTTCAGTAAGCCTTCATACGTCTTGACGAGACCTTGTCCTGCTTTAAACAAGCCATGTAAAGCAACCATAGAAACAGCCATTAAAGCCATTTCTGCACCGGCAGCTTTTAAGGCAAGTTTTAATCCACCAAGAGTGGCTGTACCAAACTTTTTGATAAGACCATCTAAATCGTCAAAGTGTTTTTTCCACTTACCAGACGATTTACCGATCGTATCTTCCATCGTTTTTCCGTAATCACGGAAAACACGAGTGGATTTCATCCCTAGTTTGTCAACAGTGCGTTCCAGTGAGCGTATCTTGCGCTCTAACCGGTCGAGTTTACGGGTACCGTCAACATCAACCTGAATCTTTAGTTCGGTTTCTGCGGCCATACCTTGCCACCCTTTAACTCAAATTGGGCCATCAGGTAGCGTTTAAGGACCTTAATCTAGCTCCCGTTCACGCTCCATTTTCTCACGATCGTTCTCTACAACTTTAGCACAGGCCATCAGTATCAACCATTCGTTGTCCGTACAATCTAGTAGTTGTAAGGGGCTAGTGTGGAAGACTTCTGACAGGCGTGCAGCGTTAATTATCGCATTATGCTCTACCAGAGCATCGAACGCTAGTTCGTAGGGTCCTCAACAACATCAACGGTGTCACCATAACCAGCGGCTTCGAGAATTGCCAATGCTGCCCCCTCCACATGAGGATCTGTACCAAAGAAGTTTCTAACGGCTTCTGGAACAGGTCGGGTGGCATTAGTCATCTCTAAGACTTCTGGTGCAGCGAAATTCAATGAATTTCCAGCATCATCAAATGCTTCGTCGCCCTCTATCTCCATGCCAACTGTTGTTTGACCAACTACTTGGCAGGCGAATCGAATTGGATCTAACCCATTTTTGCTTTCTTCACCTGCGTTTTTACGCCAAGCTTTCATTTGGGCTTGTGTAATGTTTGGGCTAATCCGCAGATGAACACCTGGACGGTCAGGAACCTCTAGTAAAACAACTTTACGTTCTACCTCAGCTTCAATAACTGTCTTTAAGCGATCAAGAACTGTGTCTTCTTTTGGCAAAGCGCCCGTAGAAGTATCCTTGGCTTTCTTGGTGGTACTTTTCGAGTCTGAAGCTTCTGTGGCTTCAGCTCCTTCTTCGTATAGTGAATCACTCATAAGGCGTACACTATCATGCTATTTCCCTCTGATGGGGATAATGAGTTATTTAGTTGGCGCTTGTGCCGCCACCTGTAATGCCTTGCACGGCAAAAGTTAGTGCGAATGTCGCTGGCGCACCTGAAGATGCATCACCTTCAGGCTCTGTGAGCCCTACAAGTAAAGCGTTGCCATACTGTCTGTCCAGATTCTTGACAAGAATATCGCAATCGTAAGTCTTTACAGTAATGTCATAGTAAGCGCTTCCAACTTTATCTCTAAGTTGATTCAACTTAAGGGCAATACCTGCTCCAGAATCAGCTTCAGTAAGGTCATCGTCGTAATGGGCAGTTAAAGTGATGTCTCCGATTTCGTAAGGTGCACATAGAACCTTGGGGAACTTGTCACCACCTTCGTAAATTCTTTCGACAGCAGCAGTTATCTCTCCACCAGAAACTTGGGCAAACTTAAATGCTTCCCATTTAGGTATATTCGCTGGACCCGCTCCCGCAGCATTACCGGTTGGCGAGATGGTTGCTAGTACTTGTCGTTGTGAAATTTTGGCCATTAGTTAGCCCTCCCTATACCACTGAGTTCGTTAGATTGGATTTGACGATGTCAACTTCAATTCTGTCACCGACACTTGAAACTCGAAGACCAATTTTGGCTTTTACGAGTCCATCTGCAAGTTGCGAAACTGGGTTGACCGACGCATTGCAAACAGCGGTGTAGCCTTTGTCGATTCGTTTACCGTTAACATCGAAAGCTTCATAAAGTGCTCCACTTTGACGAAGTGGTTCTAGAATTGCGACGAGCTTGCTCTCAACTTCTGTAAAGATGTCATTTCGACCATCGATTACTGAGAAGATGAGATCCTCTAAGGCCACATTGGCTTCTGTAACTACACCGTTGACTGTGTCTTGACCGGTGATGTAACGGAAGTTAGTTGCGTCTCCTGAGAGGGAACGTGCTCCGTAGATTCGAAGTGAACCGTTGATAACCCTTATAGCGTTACACATTGCTACGTCTAGATTATCGCCGTCGGTTTGGTCAATTTCTATCTCTGTGGAGACTACCCAACGGGCATTCGAGAGGATTCCTGCGCCTGCCTGTTGTGGTCCAACCTGATTATGTGCTCGTGAACGAGCGGCTGCAATGTATCCGTCCGGTGGAACCAAGCGTGTCACACCTGCTGTTGAGGTGGGAACGTTAATCCAAGGGAAATATCCAGCGGCATGTTCCGTGTTGGTTTCGTTGGCAGTAATTGTCTCAGCCCATGTTTCCGCCTGTGCAACAGTCTGTGAAGCAGCCGGATGCAGTAAAGCGATCCGGTTGTAGCTGTTTGCGTGAGCAATAAGACCTTGGTAGGTCGCTGTTGCTGAAGATTCTGGGTTTGCCACACAACCTGTACCGTAAGCGTGATTGAACTTGGTCAATGCTGCATCATGGTGTGAGGTTGTGATACTTGCACGATCATCTGTGGAATCAGTTGTGCCGCCAGAAGGCTGATCTGAGTGCTCTAAAGTGGTTGAACTTAGGTTCGCTGGAAGGACTGTTCCTAGCGTCGCACATGTCACATACCTTGATGCGACAGGGCTTCCGTTGATTGAACCAGTGATTTGATCAGTGGTTGTGCAATTTGGAGTCTTGAAAACTTGTACGCCGTAGTAAAAGAGTGTCACAATTTTACTGTTAGCAATTGTTCCATCAGCAATTGTGAATGTCATACTTGCTGACCAAGCTCCAGCACCAACAGCGCTCAACTGGATTGAGTCACCAGCGGAGCCATCAAGACACTTGTGCGCACCTTTGGTAGCGGCAGGACCCACAACGCGAACTACGTAGCATTGCGACCCACCCTCTTCAAAAAATGTTTCTACAGTCGGATGCAAATATGCATAAGACTGGTAAGTACCATAAACCGATTCAAAATCGGCAATGCTGGTTATTTTTACGGCCTTTTCTTCAGGGCCTCTCAGGGCCAAGCCGACAAAAAACGCTTGCGATGAATCGCGAACCGTGTCAGTCGATGGACCCGTTCTTACTGCTGTATTAATAACTACGCCAGGCATAAGACCTTCCCGTTCCTACTTGGAGCTTCCGGGTATCGGAGCCACCTTGTTTATTCTACAAAACGCTTTCGCATATCCGTGTAACTGTTGTTTATAGGTTATCAGATTAGAGGCTTTCTCTAATGAGGCTTTACAGTGAATGTTCACTCTACTGCCCGTTCCCACTGAGTGCCGTCCTGAACAAGCCCGTCACCGTCGCCATCTTTGGCGTCTGGGTTGTATCCATCTGCTTTAGATGAAGATTTTTTCTTAGGAGCAGCTTTTTTCTTAGGAGCTGGTTCGCCCCCAATAAGATTCAAAAATCCGCCGTCAATTAGCCCTTCTACAATAGAATTGCTTTCCGGTAGACAACCGAAATGACCAATAGGGACTGTATGTCCTTCTTCGTCTACTTCTCGAATGGCATGACCTAGGTTGTAAACCACAAGAGCGCCATCGTTTGCACAAGCATGTGCCTGTTCACGTTCGAGACTGCTAAATACTTTAAATGAATCCATAATCTGATTGTACCTTATTCTTTGTTGATGATAAGCCCAATGTCGTCAAACTGGGCAATAACTTCTAAATGGCTCTTAGCTAGAGAACCAGAAATTAAATCTGTGTTCAGACACAGCATATTACCTAATGGCTCTATCCTATGGCCACAACAACTGCAAGTCTCAATTATATGTTGCACCTTACTATGCACAACGATACAATTCTTTCGTTCATAATTCATAGAAATCGCGTCAGCAGCGCCACGCGGAACGTTTTGGCATAAACAACAACTCATTCTGATGAACCTCCAGTAGTTGTGTAGCCAAGATTCGTTGGCAAGTCGAGAGAGGCATCATCAATACCCACATTCTTAACGCCAATCTGAATACCTTCTTCTTTAACCTTTCCAACAGGTGCACGATCAACAACTTCATTGATGCTTAGGTTGTATCCAAGATACGCACCCGCCATAACGCGGTCACCTTTCACTAAAGTCAAATCAGAAAATTCTTCTCGTAAAGAAGATTCATCAATTTCAACTTTCCAAGTGTCTCTTTCGTCGGTCGCTTTCAGGCATGGACGGTCAAGAAGTGCCGCTCTGCAAACAGTTGTTAAGCGGTCACGCATGTATGTAACAAGTTCTGCGCCATTTGACTTTGTCCAAATGTAAGTTCGCATCACATAATCCACTCTGTACTCAGGTGCAGGAGGAGCATCAACCGACCATCCAATCCTCTCCATATTTGAAGTAGACACAACGACAGTGATAATCGTTGGCCAAGTGTCAATAGCGATTGGCTCCCAAGTTAAATATTTTATTGGATCTGGCAATTTTGATGTATCGACATCCCAACCATTTCTGTATTCAGTGAGACGAACAGGAAGGTCAGCCTTCAAATAGTCA